ATTGCGCCCTCAAGCGCAGTATCCGAATAGATTCTCAGTTCTTTTGATAAATCTGCAACAGTATTTTCCCATTCCTTAACTGAACCCGCATTTTTAAATTCTCTGTTGGCGGCTGCAATGCTTGTGCTCATGTTAAATGCAGCCTGGTCTGCATTCTGCATTATCTGCACGGCGTTTTTAATTGCAGCAAAACCGACTACACCGGCAAGCATTGTCTTAATGCCATTCGAAAGTGCGGATACGGCTTTATGTCCGTTTCCCACGGTGTCGTTGAATGCCTTAACCGCATCTTTACCCTTGTTAAAACCGGACTTTATCTCAGAGCCGACTTTGCCCACGGCTTCCTGAACGCCTTTTGCGGTTGCAGAAATTATGATGTTAAGATTTTTATCTTGCATTTGTTTTAAAAAATGTTAATTTAAAGACATGTTCGCTTTAATAAAAATATTTTCAGGTATCCCGCTTTTTCTTTTTCCGTTTTCAAATGGGATAACATCCTTTTCAGGGATTCTCGGCCTGGTCGGAACAGGATTAATTCTTTCCGGAATTATTGATTTCATAAGTCGGATTGGCTCTCTTTTAGAAAAGATTCCCAGCTCTCGGCATCCGCAAACCCGGCCCTGGCCGCAATCGCAAGATTCCTGACTCTCTCCGATTCAAGTCGCCCGTTTTCTTTAAGCGCCATCATGAAGAAATTCCATCCGTATTCCCAGACTCCGGAATGCCCGTATTCGATAAGTCTGCAAATGCTTCTGTCAAGTGTTTCCGCATCGAGTTTCCGAACGTCTTTGCAATTCCCAGACGCTCGATCACGGCTAAAAAAACGGCGTTAACCTCTTTAAATCCTTCCCAAAGCATTTTTATTTCACTCGGCGCCATGCATTCCAGCTCTTCGGGCTTGATGTCAGCGGCATACGGAAGTAGTTTTTCAATATTTTTAAGGATATCGCCATCTTCCAAACCCTCGCCTATCAAAAGGATTTCCCGGACATCTTTAACCCTTAACTCCTTTACGGTTATTTCTCTGTCATCGATTTTTATTATTTTTATTTTTCTCATAACTCTCCGATATTCATACGGTTATTATTTCTTCTCTTGAACCCTCGACCCCTTGAATCCTTGAATCCTATCTTATCCTATCGTCTCAACCTTGTAATACTCCTGGCCGCTGGCCTGTGCGGTATCCGCCAGAACCGTGCCCTTGATGCTGAGTATCGCGGCTCCTGATCCGATCAGCGGGAAATCACCGTCCAGATTGATTTGAATTTTGTGGAATGTCCAGCGAGTACGGATTCCCTGGTCGTCTTTGTCGGATACGAATATTGTCTTTTTCGTCACGCTGCTTGCAGACATGGCATGCATATACTTTTTGTTCACGGCCTCGTAATCCGCTGAGACCTTGTCTGTGCCGGCAATGCTTCCCGTGCTCAGCTTGCGGATGTATCCATAATCAGGATCGAGGCTGTAATCTGTTCCTGCAACACGCCTTGTTGCGCCCGTGGAGTTTGTAACAACAACGTCTTCAAGCGTTTCGATTCCTGTTGGCGTAATATAATCAACACTCGCAACATTATATACTTGCTCGCCGACCTGGAATGTTCCTACGAGATTTACCACTTCCACAAAACCGGCTCCCGCATAAGCAACCTTTGCGGTTGCAGCCGATGTAGTTCCGGTCAAAGTATCGCCAACAATCAATGAGCCTGTAATGGTCCCTGTTAATTTTGTAGAAAAAAGATTTAAATATCCGAGATCAATATACAGATCATCTGCAAACGTTGGCGTAACTGCATTTATGTAGCTGGCACTCTGATTCAGCGTGTTGATTGCCGAGCCGAGCAACGCCATTTTTAAATTTTCATTCGTCATTTCCCGCAGGCCGAAACTGATACCTGCCTCACGCTCGGATTCCACCTCAAGAATGGTCGCCTTGGCAGCATTCCGGTTGGTTTTCAGCTTTTCAGTGCTTACCGACATGTTAAAATTCAAATTTTCCATATCTCCCAGCTCGTCAAAAGACGACCCGCCTACGGCCCCAACGTAACATCTGCCGGTGCCGTTATATCTGATATTGTCTGCGCTCGATGCTAATGGCATGTGTTTTTCTCCTTGTATTTTTATTGATTATTTATAAATTTCTTTGGGCCTGCATCTCGTATTTTGCAACATACAGACACAGCCCCTTTTTTGGCTCATATACCTGCGGCTCTTCGGATACCAGGCAAATCGGAGACCAGTTCGCAAACATTTTCCGCCTGTGAAGGGCGTCTCTTACCGCTTTCAGAATCGTATATACTCCAGGCGTTGTGGCGTCCCCCCTTGAGGCTGCCGTATTGTTTCGATAGTTTTTGTCTCCGACCAGCAAAAGCAGCGAAAGACGGCAGTCATCGATATTGTTTGACCGCGTGTTTTTCAATCCGTCTGCCATGACATAGATGCAGGGGAATCTTATGGTGATTCTTGACAGGTCATCGACTTCGAGCTGGCCTGCGTATGCTTCGATTGTTCTCACGCCGGTTGATGCTATCATCGGCATCAAGGCGGCAAGGGCAGCGTCTTCTAATTGTTCAAATTCATGCAGCATTTTTTAAAACCCCGACATTTTATTACGTGTAAATATCCGTTGGTTATCTGTAGTAATATCCGCCCTGTCACTCGTATTTGTTGGCGCAGGCGAGTCTGCGCCAATGAAGATTTTCCCGTCTGAAACCTTTTCCAAAAACCGGATCGCTTCTTTGTGGCGCTCCGACCGGACTTCGGGCATGGTATCCATGCGGCGGGAATACAGATTGTAGATAGCGATATCGACGCTTACCTGCCGGATTTTTTCCGGCACAGGGGATAATGGAACATTGTATCTTCCCTGGCAGTATGCGTCGATCGTAGCATCCGCATCGGCAATGGCTCTTGTTACAACCGCCTCGCCCACCAAGCCTGTATTTTCATCGTCTGTGAGCTGGATCAATACCTCTGATTCAACCTGGTTGAAAATATCTATTTTGGTGCTGTATGCCATTATTTTTTACTCCTGATCCTGACTGATTCCGCCTTTTTTACATCAGTCTGTTCCGGTTCCGGTACTGTTTCAACAATCAGCATCGGTTCCGCCCTGAGTGTGGCAATCTCGGCTTTCGAAAACCGGCCGTCCGGATATTCAACAAATTCAGCAGGATGAACTACGCCGCACCTGCGGAACCCTGCTTTTTTACTTTTTATTTTTATCATTTAGAATCTCCTTGTCAGCTTGTAGGCCGTTAGACTGTAGGCTGTTAGCTAAAAGTCTACAGCCTAAACACCTACAGCCTTTTTTTACGCCAGCCCCTTGTTTCCATAACTCATCTGCCAGAAAGCATATCCGCCAGCTGCCCTTGCTTCTGCGCCGAACCTGAACTTTTTGCGCATGAACACATTGTCGGTCTGAGCGTCCGTCTGCTCAACAAAATTCGGCGCTTTCCTTTCCTGATAGACAAACGGTTTTACCGGCATGGATGTGCAGTGAAGAAACCATGCTGTTGTAGATGTGAGACGCGGATTTACTACCAGTTTTGCCGTGCCCTTGTACGGATTCGGCGAGTCGTCTGCCAGGCGCTCCATTTCGACCAGGCGCTTGCCTGTGATCTCCAGAGCGGGCGGAACCTCAAGCGTATCCGGCAAAAGCCCAAGCGGGCGACCTTCATCATCTTTTACGCTCATGATCGCTGTCCTCGCTGCGCCGTACGAGGCCGCTGCAAGCGCTGCCGTTGCCGCAGATAATGCAGCCGTACCGAGATTTGATACGGATGCGCCGGCAACGGTGTGATCCGAATCATAAAAATACTGCCCGTCATAGCATGTGTTTGTAAATGCGTTGTTTTTCAGATCTGAAACTATTTCATCAGGAAGCTGACGTGCGGAAAACCCTGCCATCTGCGCCTGGGGCGCATAGATACCGATGTTGTCATCCTCTATGTCGTTGCGGTCCACTTCGACAGTTGCTTCCCAATCGTTATTCACTACGGTGTATTTAAATGCTTCGAGAGCCTTTATTACTTTATCCCCCATCCATTTGCGCATTTTCGGAAACATAGACAGCCATGTGTAATCATTTTGCCCCGAACCGCTCGGAACCAGCATGGCTGTTTGCGCCCACTGGCTGGGAGCTAAGTCGAACGCATTGTTGAATGTGGTTTTCAGCGATAAAAAAACCGCTGTAAGATTTGTTTTGTTTACCAGCATGATATGTTTTCTCCTTATTGTTTTTGGTTAATTTTTTGTTAAATTACACGGTTGTCAGGGTGCAGCCGTCGTTTACAACTACCCGCCAGATCAGCGCCGATGCTTTCTGCACCGCAGTCAGCACGATTATATCTCCTGCATCGTTTAACGTAATTGTATTATTGCCGGTCTGGTTGATCGCGGATGCTGCCGTGATTACGCAGTCTCCGCCGTCTACATCCATACTGATCGCAATGGTTATGCCTGCAAGCCCCGGAATTGCAATTGTCCTGGTTTGCGCTGCGGTTGTGGTGATTGCCACCGATCCGGATTTTGTCACCGGTATTGCGCCCGCATTTCCCGTGTCCGTAATAGCTACAGGCGCTTTGGGATATAGTTCCTGAAGCGCGGCTTCGACCGTAGTCTGTGCAGTAAATCCGCCAGCGTCGGCAATGCTGATTGCACTTGCCGCATGCGCTGCGCTGCCGTCTGCGATATGTGTTGCCACGTCTGCCTGTCTGATTGCCGGTTCAATGTCGATCCATGCGTGAGTGGTGTCGATATACCCTGCTATAATTCCGCAGAAAATATTGTTGGTGACGTTGGCCGTCAGATCTACGGTCTGATCATCAACAAGAAACACGTTATCCCCGATATTGGCCTGTGTTATGGCCGTGCCCATGACCGCCTTTACAAGCCCCCGCCTGCGGACAGTAACGTCTAAAGCGCCGTCAGCCCCAAGAGTATTATCTTTTTGTTCCATTGAAACGCCAACAAAAATAAGCCCTGCCGTATCACTGCCAGGCACTGCGTAACCTGCCGCATTGACACAGACAAATGCACCACCGTAAATTTTGTCTCCGTCATCCACCGGGACCGGCCATTCCACGCCTTCGGTGTATTCAAGATTTTTATCCGCTGCTAATGCTGTCATTTTTTATCCTCCTTGTTTAGTCTGTAGCCTTTTAGCCTGTAGACTTTTAGCTAACAGCCTACAGCCTATAGCCTTATTTATTATACTTTTTGTACATCTCGTCGGTTACACCCATCATCCTGTTTACCGAGCGCTGGGTGTCGTCGAGCGCCCCCGGCGTCTGATCTTTTGCGATCACGATGCCGCCAACAGGGATCACGCTGCCTGCCGGACGGGACAAGACGATCAGCTTGAACTGTTCGGGATTAGCCGCCGCAAGATTGCGGCCCCATTTCTCAAGCTCTTCCGGGCTGGTTTTGCCTTCTTTTAGCGCCAGCGAAACAAGATCGGATTGCTCCATTGCCGTAATTTTAGTCTTGAGCGCCGCCACTTCCTGACTGAGTACAACAGCCACATCTCCGGGCGCTTTGAGCGATGCGATTATTCTGCACAGCTCTTCTTTGCCGGCATCGGCTTTTGCTCCGAGGGCGTCCAGCACTTCTTTTGCCGCAACCGGCACGGCCGCCGACTCAAGCTCTTTTACTTTGTTCAGTGCATCTTCCACGGCCTTGGTGATGGTATCCTCCGAAGCGTCATCCGCCAGTCCGAGAAGTTTTTTTAATTTTTCGATCATGATTGTCTCCTTGTTGTTTGTTGTTATTGTTCCGGTTTGCTGCAGCTTGGCAACAATCGGTCTCAGGTTATTGATTTTTGGCGTATTGGTAAGCGCCACGTTTATCAGCACATTAATCATCCTGTCTTTTGCACGGAGAAACATTACAGGCGAAAAATACCGGTATTCACGGGTCTCAAGATACGCTCTTGCTTTATCCGTCCATTCCACTACTGCCCACAGGCCATCTTTCCCTTTCCATATCAGATCTTTAATCCATCCGGCTGCAGGCGCCTGTGCATCCGTCAGCGTTTGATGCTCGTAGTCGATTACCATATCATTTCCACGTGCCTTAAACGCTGCGATTACGTTTCTGGCCGAGGCCTCATCGCAATACGCAGGCGGCTCGCCCTGGATATCTATTTTACCGGCAGGAATTACCTGGAACTCTGCCGGAGCTCCGGTGAGCTCTTTTAAAATGGCTAATATCGCTGCGTTCATATTTTATTTCCCCATAATCCAGTCATTAATAATTTCAACAATTTCAGAACTGTTCTCGCTGCTGAGCCCGAGGAACGGACGTGCAGGAATATTTGATCCTGGATGCCGTACTTTTTTGAACAGGCCGAACGGCGTTTTAAGCGCCTTTTTCCTTATCGGAAATATGTCATGCGCGGATGTTCTGCCGCCGAGCTGGTGTATCGCAGCATAGATTTTATTTGTCCCGACCGCCACGGAATCATTTCCGATCAGTTGATACCGGATGCTGTCCCGGAGATGCCCCGACACCGTGAGTGTCCGGAGCCGTTTGGGATTCGGCGATACCGGAGGTTTCCAGGGAGTTCCGTCAGGCGCCGGACCGCCGTGCTGAAACCTCATTTTTGTTTGCTCGGCCACACGTTCTCCGATTGCCTTCATGATCGGCCGCATATTCCTGGTACGCTCTGCTATAGTACTCAGATATGCGGTTATGGCATCTGCACCCTCTGTTTTTATTACGATTTCCATCAGCTCCTGCCCGCTATTTCATCTTTTAATTTCTGCCCCAGATCCTTTGGCAATCTTC